GTTGCATTTCAGATGGTAGCGCATGAAAATCCTCTATCCATCCAGATGGTTTACCACAATTAAAGCGACCAGTATTATCTTTAAGGTCCATATCAAGAGAGTCAGCCATAATAGTACGCTGCATACTGCCCTTTGATTCATTTGGTTTAGCTGATTTGTTTGCCACAAACCTGCGTAAATTAAACCTCTGCATGAACACACGAAGACTAATAGTCTTACTATAGATAAAGCTAGAGTTTCCACCATCTATGACCTCTAGCCTAAAGTTACCAGCGTCTATGACTTCAACATTAGTCATCTTACCATTGACTTCTGCTTGACCCATTATTGGATAATGCCAAAGCCTTAAACGGTTAAGAGTACTAGTCTTTTTCTTTAACTTGGCATCATCTGTCATGCCCATCATCTTTACCATAGCGGCTCTGTTTTCAGTATTAATCGTTACTACTTCATTCATTGTTTACTTACTCCTTGTGTTTTGCAAATAGGACATGGTTATATCACACTATATCCTTCGTGTCAAGCCAGTTTGGGCCTATTTTTGCCTCTAATAGTAGCGGCACATTCAAGTCTATTTTAAATGTTCTGTTAACTAACAGAGTTAACTCATTATTAGTCTTATCAATAATATCTAAAACATCTTCCTCTTCTTTTGGGTGAATATCTATTACTATTGAATCGTGTACTGTATTTACTATACATGATTTCATACCCTTTAGCAAGTCATCTATGTGTAATAATGTTATAGGTACAATGTCTGCAGTCGCAAATCCCTGTACAGGGTAATTTTTTATTTGTGTGAAGTAACTAACAGTACCATTAAATTTACGTACTACATTAGGAAATGCATATTCTCTTCCTGATGGTGCTGTTATCTTACCTGTTTCTAAAACTTCTTTAGCCAGTCGGGAATGCCAAGCGGCAATTCCTTTGTACTTTTTTGTAAAGTGTTCGTAGTAGGCTGCTTCTGCTTTTGTTCTGCCATATCCCGTTGCGCCGTAGAGTGGAGCAAACGTATGCGCTTTCGCATCCTGCCGACTCGTAGGCTGACCAGCATCACTAATAACTTTAGCGGTGTATGCGTGTACATCAAATCCAGTAGATACTTCTTCAATTGCAACTCCATCTTGTGATAAATAAGCGGCAGCACGAAACTCTAGTTGAGCAAAGTCAGCTTCAAGTATCTTACCACCATCAAATCGGGACACGAATACTTTCTTAACAGGAAACGTGCCGCCCCGTGGCATGTTCTGCATATTAGGGTCTGCACCAGATAAGCGTCCTGTTGCAGTACGGTGCTGTAATAATCTTACATGCAACTTACCATCAGGCTTGGTAAAAGTTTTAATGCCATCAACAAAAGATGATAAGTATGTATCTAATGCACTAAGTCTTTTTACCTTATGTAAAAACCGCATTGCATCATCCATACCTTTTTGTCGGGCAAAGCCCTCTAATATTTCTAAGTTACCTTTGCTCGTAGTAAACCCATGTGCGCTAATCCATTTTGCATCAGGTGCAGAAAACCTAAGACCTGCTAATTCTGTTGTCTCAATAAACTTATATCCTATACCCTTGCACTCAGTGCAGTTACTAGCTTTAGCCCACTTAGTTCCATCCTTTTTTGTTTTGTAATACTTTCCATTGCCATAACAATTGCTACATTGTTTTGCCTTTGTTTTATATACTAAGGAAGAATTATGCTTAACTGTACTTTTATATTTGTCTTTACCCATGTAAGGATCAAAGTTATTTTGCCACATAGTTTTATCATGTGGTTTTCTACTGTATATTACTTGTGACAATTGCTCTGGACTATTTAAATTAACTGGTGTATCCCCCATAATTTTTGTTATATGTTTTTGCAAATCTAAAACTAACTTTTTCTTTTCTGTTTCAAACTCTGAACGAACTTCTTCAAGAGCATCCAGATCAACAGCAAATCCTCTTTGGTATATACGAGATAAAGCAACAGCAACTTTGTTGGTTAGTATGACTGTTTCAAGTAACCCCGCATCAGGAACTGTATTAATACGGTAATACAACTTATCAGCCAACTGCTGCGTAGCATGAAGGTCAGCAGATAGGTACTCTGTTAACTCATCAATAGGAATATCACGAGTAGTCACACCTTTTCTAAAATACTCTTTCAGAGTGTCTTGCTTCTTTGTCTCTAACTCATATCGGTTTGCACACATCTCTAATGACAGTGGTTCTTTCTGACCCCTCTGCAGTACATACTCCGCAAGCATAGTATCAAACACAGGGCCATCATATGTAAAACCAGACTCCCATAGCCATAGCAAATCGTGTGCAGCATTGTGCATAATAAGCACAGTTGCATTGTCCAAGAACCATTGCACACGGTCACTATAATCATGCCCACTGATATGCTCCTCATGGTCAAAAGGAAAATGCTGCTCATGTCCTTGGTCAGTAAGTATGCCCACCATAGTTAATGAATTAGTAGGCTCAAACGGATCAAGATGTAACTTACCATCTCTTGTTACTGTTGTATTTTCTACATCAAGTGTTACTTTCATTTATTTTCTCCTCATGTTCTTGTAGATATAACACAGCCTTTTGCACTCTGTCAAGGCTATCAGAGAAAGCACCTAATGCAGTGTTACAGTGATGACATAACCATCCTCTGAATGTTTCACTGTCATGGCAATGATCCAATACCCAATTTTGTAATCTCTTCTGACCCTTACTTCCTATTTCATCTATAGTCCTTGTGCATATAGGACAGCAATAATCTTTGTCAGGATAAGGATGTTTATCTTTTAATTCCTTAACTAATCTTGATTGACTACGAGAACAAGTGCGACATTTTCTTTTAATCTCACCCGATTGCATATGTTGAAATTGATCTACAGGTTGTCTCTCTCCACAATTATTGCAGATCAACCCATCAATAACTTGTTCTTTGGTAAAAGAAAATAGTTCCCCTTGCATTACGCTGTATACCTTCCTGTGTGGTAGTCAAGCTCACAAGTAACTACTCCATGCCAACCGGATAACTTATTTTTTACTACGTTTAAGTGCCTCTGTAAGTCTTCAATGTTTGGATCATCCTCTTGCTTCATTGGGTTCTTAGCAATCAACAGCATTAGATCAGCTTCAGCAGCCTTACCTGTGCGTGACCCTTCCATCATAGATTGATTGAGTAATACCTTACCCTCTGCCTCTGCACTAAGCTGAGACATATAAAATACTGCACACTCATGCTGCTTGGCTATCTGCCTTGCATAAATAGCGTTAGCTTTCAACGCTTCATCTGGTCTGGCAAAACCACCTGTACGAGCAAACTTATCTCCCATATCCAGAAGAACTAAGTCGGGCTTGTATGACTTGCATACAGATTCAACCCAAGACATATCACGACCTGTAGCATCTTTAATCTTGATGCGTTCCTTTACTGGAGCATATAAGTCACGTGCCTTACTTGGATTAGATTTAATCTGTTTCATAGTCATACCTGTTGCAGCAGTAAGATACCTAGCACCCACACGGTGGCTACCCTCTTCGTTACATAAGATAACACAGTTAGCACCTTGTGATGCAAAACCACCCGGACTTGCAATAAGACTGGCATGGAAAGATGTCTTGCCTGTATTTGGCCTAGCACCTATCTCAATCAAATGCCCAGCATTGATACCTTCAATCTGCCTTGTAAGACTAGGAACATTAAATGTCCATCTTGCTTCCAAGTCGTTCTTGTTTAGTAGTGTATCAATTTCTATGTCATCCCACTCCACATTTAAATCGGGTGTGAAGTCATCATTGTATTGCTCAAGTAATAACCTCAACGGCTCTAAGCTGGTCTGTGACCCATTAACATAGTCAAAGCCTAGCTCTGCTATGTCTGTACCCACTACCTGTTGAAATAGCTTTGAAAGAACTTCCTGTGCCACATCAGACCCCATAGGCTGCTCACCTTTGATCTGCTTAAACAGTACGAGATAGGCTTGCTTCTGTGCTGTAGTCATAGATGGATTACTAGACACAAACAAAGCTTCAATCTCATCTGGGGTAACAGTACGTTCATACCTGTCCATAGCACTGTCTATAGCCTTTTTAATCTTACGATTATCAGGACTGAACAATCTGTCAGGACAACGTGCGCCACGATGATTGTCGTAGAACTCCTTGTCCATTAAACTTCTAAGTAAACTCAATTCCATTTTATTCTCCTTTGTCGGTTCTAAAAGATAACAACTTTTCTATATCATCTTGGCGTTGGTATTTTATATCATCATTAAGACGTAACACTTTAACGTCTTTTATATAACCTCTTAACTCTTTAGCAAATTGTAATGTCTTGGGTAACGCATCGGGGTCTAGTGCAATTACTGCTGTTGAGAACTGTGCAAGATACCTTTTATGCGACTCTTGTAAACTTGTTCCAAGAAGCGCAACCCCGACAAAGGAATCATAGCCACCAACCACGGCTGCACTTACACAGTCCTCAACAACTACTGCGACATTACCAGAACCAGATATATAAGGCAAGCTATTTTTTCCATATCTTTTCCATTTAGGAAATCTCTTACCTAAAGATCGTCCTGTAGCATCAACAATTACATTGTTATGTATAACGGGGAAGACCACTCTATGCTCTTTAACATCATACATCAGACTTAATTCATCTGGGTCTATTTTCCATTCTGCACACCAAGAGATTAAATTTCTTTGGTTACGATGAGCAATAATATACGGTGGCATCTCAAATAGTTTAGTGTCTTCACTCTCATCATCACGTTTCTGTAATCTCTTTATGTCAGATACCGTAAGGCTATTACGCATAGAACCACTTATATCACATGATGCTTTATAACAATTCCACAAAATAGAACCCATGTTATTGGTTACGGTAAACGTCTTCTCGTGTTTACTATTACCACAATTAGGACAAGCAATTCTTTTTGTTTCCCCATTAACAATATTTAAATCATGTATAAAACTTATAATATTCATTATATAAACCTATTATATATATATAAGTATATATACCCTTGGGCAATGACAATGCTTTTATAACATACATTTTTCATGTGGTCAATCCCTTTCGTGTTTTTAATGCTAAATCTGCACTATTAAAAGTATTCTTCATATAAGGTTTCACACTTTGTGGATTTGAATGTCCTGTAACCGACATAATATTACCCATAGACACCCCTGCATCTACCATTTCAGTTGTGCCTGTCCTGCGTAAGTCAGATAGCCTTAGTTCCTCTGGCAAATTTGCTTCACGCATTATACGCCTAGCAACTTTAGGTAATCTGTGCATAGTATATGGGCTGTAAACACCTTTAATTGGTTGTGTCATTGGTGCAATGTAGGGCTGAAAACCAAAGTCTTCGTGCTGCTGCTCCAACATCTCACACAATTCTTCTGAAATAGGCAAAAATACTTCTGCCTTTCTCTTAGATTGTTTTATATGAACACGTTTGAGATTAAAGTCTACTGAATCCCATGTTAATAGTCTCATATCGCCTAGCCGTTGACACCATTCATATGCCATCTGTGCAATAAGACCCACGTTACGGGTGCTAAATTGCCCGTAGGCCGCCTCTAAGAACTGTTGTACTTGCTCCCTACTCCAAACAACCTTACGGACGCTTACAGAGCGTTTTTTGACCGCTAAAAAGGGGTTCACCAATACCATCTCCATGTGTAGTCCATGATTGAATAGTATTCTTGTTGCAGATATAACATGATTAGCCAACTGCACTCCCCTCTCACACCATTGGTTATATGACAGCTTCGCCATTCGGGACGATACTTTATCACAGTACCTTTCCCGAATAGCTTTGCCCTCAACTACAGTGTCAAGCATGATGCCGATATGATACTGATATTGTTTCTTAGTTTCATCACGTAAGTTATTGAAATCATAAGAGTTGTAGTAATCATGTACCACATCCTGTAGTTTGTAACGTGTCATTATGCCGCAGCCAGTTCTTTAAATGCTGGTGTACTAATCCAACTGGACACATCTACTTCACGCTTGAACATAGAGATAGCCTGTGTGTCATGCCCTGTGTCTCGTAATGCAAAACCGTTACGTTCATCTGCATAGGATGCGTAGTTAGTGAATGCAGAATATAATGCCCAAAGATTACGCCCACGAACATTTACTTCTTGGTTATACAAGCTATACATCTTTTGAGACTTTCGCTCAGACTTTAGGATAGTATCCAATAAAGACTTGACATCAACTGTAGCGAGACTTGTAACAGCCCAACGCTGCATCTGTTCTGCCTGTGCAGTAAAGTCCTGCTGTGACCTGTGTAGTTCAGTAATGAACCTGTCAAGACTAAAGTTACTAGTATTTTTACGCATAACCTTACTATGGTCTCCTGTAATCTGACCATTGAGACAGAAGAAGTCTATAGCACCAAAGATAGTGGTGTTAGAACACGTGCCATTTACCCCATGCAAGGCGATGATACGCTTCATAAGGCTAGTCTCATGCTTGTCAGTGGTAATCTTTGCAGTGACGTTGGGCAGTGTCATGTCCATCATAGCCCAGCCATCTTTGTGTGCGCTACGCCAATTGATCTTAGCACCTTCCATGTCGTAGTCAGACAATGTTTCAGTCGTAGTGTCCATAACATTGCGGAAGAAGTCACCATGTGATGCACAGGTGAAGCCATTGCCTACGATACCAATGTAGTCACCAGTATTAGCATTGATAACATACTTCTTGTCGTCAACCTTGGTAGGTTCAAAGATAGGGGTAAAGTCTAGGTTCTCTGGAATGTATTCAAACATATGTATTCTCCTTTTGTTAGTGTCTCAACTTGCGACAGGTTATCTGTCCAAGAGGACAAGTGATATTGTGTTATATAGTATTATAAAGCAAATGTCAACCGTGTTCACGGTGCTAGTACATCAAAGTTAAACTCATGGCGCAACCTGTCCTTTGCATCAGACAGTTCTTGCAGGTCATAGGCAGTAATAGCTTTGATACCACCCATGTCAGGATATAGGGCAGTGTCTAGTATCTCATCCACCAACTCATACACCTTGATGACAGCAACCCGCTGGTCAAGAGACAGCTTGGCTATGCGGTCACGGCGTTGGATACGTTCCTTCTCACGCTGCGCTGCCCAATAAGCAATGCGTTCATCTTGTGTCATATTCTCTAGTTTTTTAGCCATCTTGTAACTCCTTCTGGAACTCATTCCATGCTGCGGTAAATACCTCATTGAAACTGTGGTAGTTGGCATCCTCAAAGGCAGCAGACGCTACCTCAAAGATGTCCTGCCCACTCCACTCAACTGCTTGTGATAGTCGTATGCCTCTGATTACATTCTCATCCATTACAATCATCCTCCTCAAATTTACAACGTGTTGTATAGTATGCCATCAGCAGTGCAGCAACCTCTGGGAATGATTCCCAATCAACAGGTCTGCCACCTAACTGCATCTCAATCTCTGCGTCAAGTGCTACCAGTATGGCGTTCACTTGTTTGTTTGGTAGGTTAATCGTTATCATAATCATCTCCTTCATCACGTTCCTGTAAGTAATGCACATCTATGTCATCACAGATGTATGAGTAGTCGTGGTTGGGTAAGTTAAATAGCTTGATGCTGCCATCGTCATTACGAACGTAATCATCCGCTTCAATATCCACTACAGCTATGGACAAATCCCAAACCATTGCACCATATGTTTTATCGGGGTTAAACATTATAAATCTCCTTTACCATTCTATAGGGTAGAACACTTCTACCATGCTATCACACTTAGGGCAAGTCAGTATCGTTACCATGCTAAACTCATCACCACGATGGTCATCAGGGTCTATGTCATGGTCATTGCCCCAGATTAGTTCTGTATCTTTACAGTGCCAGCAGTTCATGTGTCAATCTCCTCTACTGTAATCTCTGCGTCATAGTCACCATCATACTCTTTCCAATGGTCACAGTCCAATTCCATTGCAAGACAGGCTGCTTGGTCAGCATCACTAGCCTCAACAGTGGCAACGCTGGACACTGTATAGCTTCGGGTTACTTCGTACTTAGGCATCGTCAATCTCCTTTGATGATATTACTTTGGTGTTTTCACCACCGACTAAGCCACGCATATCTATCTGAGCCTTTATCCATGCCTCATACTCTGAGACAGCATAGACAATGATGTCACGCTGAGTTGTTGCTTCTACTTTTACTTCGTACTTAGGCATATCATTTCTCCTTCAATGCATCC